TTTGGTTATCAAGGACGTTGGGAGGAATTGCGCTCTATTCCTTCGCTCATTACTGGCTATTTTCGTTCTAACGCTATTGGCCCCACAAGTAATCCGGCTTCTCTCGATGTATGGCATCTCGCTTATAATTTTACAGCGATGCCGCCGCTCAATGCTAATTTCATAGTCGATGATCCTCCTATAGACCGTGTTATTGCGGTTCCTTCGGAGCCTCAGTTCCTGTTCGATTCTTTCATTAAAATGCGGTGCACTCGGCCTATGCCGGTCTATGGTGTACCCGGTCTGATTGATCACTTCTGATGGATGCCGATCAAATCGCCTGGGATATGTTTTTCGCCAATCTGGTAGGTATTCAATACCACCCGGCTAATCCCCCCGAAACGCGTATGTCGTTGCCTGCGCTGGCGCGGTTGGCTGACGACATGCTTTTAGTGAGGAATATTCATGCCGATTTTCAGTGTAGGCGGAGCGATGTTGGCGGGAGCGGCTTTGTCCGCGGCGAGCAATTACTCGAGCGCGAAGCAGGCGAATCGCGAGACGAACGCGCGGCAGCAGGAGGCGCAGCAATTCAACAAGGAGGAGGCTGAGGCTGCGCGCCAGTTCAATGCGTTGGAGGCTGAGAAGGCGCGCACGTTCTCTGCTGAGCAGGTTACGCAACAGGAGGCGTTTCAGGAGCGGATGGCTTCGACGCAGCATCAACGCGCGGCGGCGGATCTTAAAGCGGCTGGTTTTAATCCCATCCTGTCGGCGAGCTCGGGCTTTCAGGCGGCGTCTCCGAGCGGTTCGGCGGCGTCTGGTATGGCGGCTAGTGCGGGTGCTGCGTCGTCTCCTGCTCCTCAGCAGGCGCTGAGGGCGAATCTGGGTGATTTGTTGTCGAGTGCTCTTCAGATAGCTCAGATTAAGAACGTCGAGGCTCAGACCGATAAGACGAAGGTCGAGACTCAGGTCGCGGCTTCGGACATCATTCCGGAGGATAAGGACCCGGGTTCGTTCTTCACGCCTAAGACGTTCTCGGCCCGCGAGCGTAGCGAGCGTGCCTCCCTGTTGAGGGAGGAGACGCTGAAAGCGAGGGAGGGTGTGTATCTCACTGCGGAGCAGAAGAACTTGGTTCAGGAGGAGATACAGAACGCGATTGCGGATCGTCGTGGTATTGAGGCGCGTACCGGTAATATCGCTGCGGATACGGTGTTGAAGCGGTTGGCTGCTTCGGAGGCCCGGGCTAGTTCGACGTTTTGGGAGGATGCCGGCTCTGGCTGGTACGGTGTCAAATCCGGTGTTGGTGCTGCTGGGTCTGCCGTAGGCTCAGCGCTTGGTCTCAAGCGGCTTTTTGGCCGTTGACTTTCGGTTTAGTTTATCTAAACCGGGTTTTTGACTTTGGGGACCACTCTTGGCCCCTGTTACATTCTCGTAGCGCGTAGGCGCTCTGCTAACTCTTTGCTCTACTTACTTTTTTTCTCTTTCATTCTCACTTTCATTTCCCTCTTATCATGTCTGACTCTTCTGACCTTCCTGAACTTCCACAGTTAATGTCTCATCCCTTTTTTCGTTCTGCCTACGGTCCCAAGCTGCGGGTTACTCACGTCTGTAAGGACGACCGCACCGTTCAGTCCTTCAAGGACGAGTGCGATATCAACCGGATTCTTTCCTCTTACGCTATGACCGGTCAGATTACGCACCTCAATCCGAAGCCCCCTCAGTGGGGCGACGTTCAAGCTGTCGATTTTCAGACAGCTATGCAGACGGTTGTGGACGCTCGTGCGTCCTTCGATACTCTCCCGGCGAAAGTCCGGGACCGGTTCCGCAATGATCCTGCTCAGTTGCTCTTGTTCCTTCGAGATCCTGCGAACCTTGACGAGGCCGTTAAGCTCGGCCTTTGTGCGGCGCCGCCGGCGCCGCCTCCTCCTCCGGCTGGCTCATCGAGTGAGCCAGCCAAGTAACTTCCTGCGCCTCGCTGGCGCTTCGCCCCCGAAAGGGGGCTTTTTTTCGACCGCTTGACAGGTCGATTTTCAGCCGGTAGGCTGGCGGGGCATGAAACGCACCTTGTTTCTTTCATGCCCAATGACACACCTCTGTGTGTCTTAACTAAGGAGCATCTCAATGCGACGTTCTTCTCTCTCTCGGTCTGGCTCTAAGGCGCTCTTCACTGGGAATGCTGTGCGTCACAAGAGCATCAATTACACGTCTCGGCCCATGCGTGGTGGCATTCGGCTCTGATGCCGTGTTTCCGTCCGGTAGAAGCGTGGTATTCGGCGGACCTAACCGCCGCGGGCAAGCGGCGGCTGGTCTTTTCTCCCTCTGGTGGGTTCGGCTCACCGATCAGGGTGCCCTGCGGCAAGTGCAGCGGGTGTTTGGAAACCCGTGCCGCGGAGTGGGCGACGAGGATTTCTCATGAGCTTCAGAGTTGGTCGGAGGCCTGCTTTCTCACTCTCACTTACGGAGAGGAATCGCTCCCTCCGAATGCATCACTCGATCCTTCTCACCTTTGCCTATTTTTTAAGCGTCTCCGGACTTGTCTTGGCCGCCGTGCTGATCCTCGGCGGGTGCGCTACTTCGCCTGCGGCGAGTACGGCGAGGTCGGAGGCCGCCCCCACTACCACATCATCTTGTTCGGTTTCGATTTCCGGGGCGACCGCAAGCGCGTCGCTACCCGCAACGGGTTCGATGTCTATACCTCCGAGCTGCTCGAGCAGCTCTGGCGGCTCGGCTCCTGCGAAATCGGCTCGGTAACTCCCGGCTCTGCGATGTACGTCGCGCGCTACGTCAATGCGAAGGCTGACGGTGCGTCTCGGGCTCTCGGGCGTCGTCCTGAGTTTCAGCGTGGGTCTCAAGGTATCGGGCGCGCGTGGCTCGCTCGCTATTCAGCGGTCTTGCGCGGGGATTTCGTGGTGCAGCTCTCGCAGACGCGGGCTATCAAGCGCAAGGTGCCTCGGTATTACGACAAACTTCGCGACCCTGCCTATGTGGAAGATTTGAAGGCGCGTCGTAAGGAACTCGCCCAGAAGTCTTGGCGCGATAACACGCCTCGGCGTTTGGCCGATCGGGGTGTGGTTCACAAGGCCAAAATTGAGTATTTCAACAAGCGAGGCTAGTCATGCACAAGTTCTATTCTTTGTACGATACGAAGGTTTCCACGTTCGGCAATCCTTTCTGTGCGCAGTCTGATGGTGCTGCTGTTCGGATGGTGATCGATGCTGCGGGGGACCCGAATACGATGCTTCACAAGCACCCGGTGGATTTCGTGCTGTATTACCTCGGGACGTTTGACGAGGACACGGGCGAGGTTTCGGGTAGTAAGCTGAACAGCCTTGGCACTGTTGCCACGCTCACCAGGAAGGAAACGACTAATGTCTCGTAACGCTTCGGCGCACGTCTTCTCGCAAGTACCCCAGGCGGAAATTCCGCGTTCCTCCTTCGACCGGTCGCATGGCGTCAAAACGACGTTTGACGCGGGCTGGTTGGTCCCGTTCTACGTCGATGAGGCATTGCCCGGTGACACGTTCAAGGTCGGTCTGACGGCGTTCTGTAGGCTGGCGACGCCTATTTTTCCGATCATGGACAATCTGTACCTTGATTCTTTTTTCTTCTTTGTCCCTAATCGGCTTGTGTGGGATAACTGGCAGAAATTCATGGGTGAGCAGACTAACCCTGGCGATTCGATTTCCTACACTATTCCGCAGAAAGTTTCGTCGTTGTCCGGCTATGGCATTGGTACTGTGTATGACTACATGGGTTTGCCTACTTTTGGTCAGGTGGCCGTTGGTGGTACTGTTTCCCATAGTGCGCTGCCGTTGCGTGCTTATAACCTCATTTGGAATGAGTGGTTTAGGGATGAGAATTTACAGGATTCTTTGACAGTTGAGCGGGGCGATGGTCCCGATGTTTTGGCTTATGCGTTACAGCGAAGGGGTAAACGCCATGACTATTTCACTTCTGCTTTGCCGTGGCCTCAGAAGGGTGGTACTGCTATTGCGCTTCCTCTGGGTACGTCTGCGCCTATTTATGCCAGTGGAGCGCCTACGTCTGCTTTGTTCATCGGTGATG